CAGACTTGTTCGTATAGCGAAAGGTATCGTTCAAGCGCTGTAGTGGTGCCATTATGCAAAGCTCTTATAACTTCAAAGTAGATTGGACGCCTTTATCGAAAATAACTTTCTCAGCAGCCGCTTGTTGATTTGTCGCCTTTACGCCCTCGGCATAAGCAGATTTAGATATCAACTGCTTGAGCAACGGTGATTGCTTCTGAGAGCACTTATAAACTCTCACTTAGACCTAATGAGAAATCCAGGACTTTCATACTGTCAATGATTGCTTGAACACCGTGGGGAATCTGGATAGCGGAACCACCTGCTACAGCACCGCGATTTTCATAAAAATGCATCGTCAACATCAAAATCAAAATGTAGGCATTCTGAGGAAGTCCAGTTGCAAAAGTGTAGCTCGTTTGTTGGTTTGATGGTGTCGGCGGCGTGTCGCCTTCCTCAGTCGTATCGTCCGTATCGCTCACAGTTTCGATTGTGGACGAAACAGAGTTGTATCCGGCAGTGAAGAATATCTGGACGGCATTGGCTGCGAGTGTGCATTGCGGCCAAACTCCGCCGGGCAGAGGAAGAACTCTTGCGGGAGTACTTGTCATATCCACGATGAAATCCCGACCGGGCAACATCGTCTGCGGTGTACCTGTCATGTCAAGATATTCGATATGGTCTACCGCCGTGACAGGATTGCCAATCAACGAAATCTCAAATGGTAGATGCCCGTTGAAGTTTTGACCGTAGGGCGGAACTGACGAAGGCATGATAGGTCCATAGCCGAAATACAAAGCCATCGAACCTACACCGTATAACTGACCGTATGGTTCGCGGCTGTAAGGATAATAAGGAAACCCATCTAACGACTGAACAAAGTTACGCGGAGCAAGCATCAATCCAGTTGCGTCTTCGGCATAATGGCGTGCGGCAGAAATCATCGCAAGCATAAGGGCGTTGTCTGTGTTGGTGAATACTTTGCAGTATGTTTTTGCATCACTCAAATTCACAGGTTCGGATGTAGGGAGAGTTGTCTGGATTATTCCTGACATTTTGTCTTTCCTGTTTTGAGAAATCTATCGAGCAATTCTTTGCTCTTGTCTCTTGTGTCGGGCGGTTGCAAGAATGGCTGCGCCGCTTCGACGCAACATATCCCGCAAGGCTTATTAGTTTTATGACAACTGCAAGAGCAAATAGTCATTACCTATTCCTCGGTGTTGCGATTACTGCTTTGCGTGTGGATGGTGCGAGGGATGCTACCTCACGAAGTGAGGCAGTTGCTTTGCGACTTACTTCACGCTGATACTCTTCCTCGGTAATCTTGCCAACACGAAAGTCATACTCTAAACTTGTTATGGAACTGCTATTTACTGGTAGTGTCCAGCTTGGTTGCTGATGTAAAAGTCTTTTAGGACGATTCGGAGTTGAGTTAGATCCTCCGCCGAACGGGAGTTTATCCGCCATTGATTTGCCTCTGAAAGAAAGCGGGAGACTGTTTTGACAGCCTCCCTCATTCTGTAAATCCTACGAATCACGTCCTTGCAAAACTGCGAAGGCAGCGGGCTGTAATAGCTGTCCGTCTGTTCGAAGGAAAGCAATATATGCACGCTGCAAATTTGCCATGTACAGTTCTTGAAAGACAAAGAACGTCATGGGACCAACATCACGAATAACGTAATGGCTGAAGTTTCCAAAAACCATTTCGTTATAGGTTGCGCCGATTCCAGGGAAATCCTGATTCCACTGATACGGATAACCGAAGATGCGGTCTGGCGATGCTAGGTCAATCGACTCTTCCCAAATAGGACGCCCGAAGCCATCCTTTACTTTGCGGAGGAAATCGAAGGTTGCCTGATTAGCCATGAACTTGGCTCCAGGACGGTAGGAAGGATCTAGTGCCGAAATCAAGTTGGACAAATCGTCCGTACCTATGGAGTTGATTTCGTTGTAGGCGGAACTGGAATTGTTGCTGGTCGCACCTACTGCCAACTGAATGTTGGTGATGCCTGTAGAGCCGACACCGGAGAGCAATCCAACGGGCTGCCCGGAACCATTGCCGTTTGTATAGCCTGCGTTTGTAATGCGAGCGATACGAATAGCGAAGGCATCCGAGAGTAAGCTCTGGACATCAAAAGCACTATCTTGAAGCAACTGCAATGAGACTAAGACCTGCTTTGAATCCGCTACGTTAGCCGTGAATGTAACCTGACCAAAGGACGGATTTGCTTGTGTGACTGGGTTAGTCTCAGCGGTCCATTCTCCGGTATTGGTCGTGTCATCTTCAGTAGGCCATTGTAATGGATTACCAGTGCTTGTATTTATGACGCGGGCTGCTTGACGCATTCCGCCGTAAGCCTTGGTCTTTACGTCGATTTCCTTTTGGAAACCGATAGGAATCAAGTACTCAGACTGACCGCTATAAGCATCCAAACCTGAGTAGGTGCGTAGTTCCTCAAGCTCGGGAGCAATGCGTCCACTGCGGAGTGTGCTTTCAAAAGCCGCACTGTATTCCGGGGTAGAACGCTTTTCCAAAACAACCTTGTTTCGGTCTGCTCGGGTTTGTTGAGTAGGAAGGACATTGCCGGGTTGTGTACGCTCGACATGATTGGTCTTGGTCATTTCAGATACCAAGTTCTCGCTGGCTTCCATAGCATTGATACGGGATTCCAACGCTTTTTGCTGTGCGTCTTTTTCGTTCCAACGCTTTAGTGCTTCTCCCTCAAATGAGGTAGATTCTGTAAGATCGTGCATTTCGTCAATCAACGCTTTGCGTTGCTGGCGTAGTTCTAGTGATTTTGTAGACATGATAGTAGCTCCGTATGGAGTTGAATTTACTTCTTGTAGGAACTACCCAGACCAACTTGGAAGGGTATTCTCAAACTCAATCGCAACATGCTTTGCATTCTTTGCCAGCCCGCATCCGGGCAGCATCCACGATTGCTTGATACTTTAACTTACAAACTTAATGACGCGACATAGGTCCGTCGCTTGGCAGTCTCAACGTCGAGACTTGATGCCTTTGCTTCCGCCTCTACATCAATGCCGTATTTCTGGCACTGGGCGACAAGCTTCTTATATACGCCCGGTTTCTCTGCGGCTGGAATGGTCTTGGTCTGAGGGAAACGAGCAAGAGCATTTCGCAAGTGGGTCTTGGTCTTGGCAGCGGAACTAAACTTCCAAGGCAACGCCCAAGTAGTAGTCTTGTCTGGATCGCCGACATACAGGAAAGCTCCGGCTGTCAAATCCTCGCCGTCAACCTTTAGAGTCTGTCCCGCTGGTGGTGTTGTTGGCGGTTTAGGTGGTGTCGGAGGCGTTGTTGCACGTTCGCTCGGGTCTACTAAATCATCAGCGCCAGTTTCGTGATTGCAGTTCTCTGCCTGACAGTCATTGATGTGCATGTCGCATTCTCGGCAGTCTCCATCGAAGCAAGCTCTACAACGGCAAGCACACGCGGTAGAAGCATTTGGGTCTGTGTTCGGATTAGCATTAGGGTCTGGTGCGTTTGGGTCTGCATCGGCTGGTTTCTTAGCACCTACGACTGGCTTCTTAGCGCGGAGTTCATTTGACACATCTTCAATACTTCGGGCGGAAACTGACGTTGTAGGGTATGCTGGGAAACATACTGTGGATAGATCGAAGCAATCTAAATCCTCAATTGTTCGCGTGGGAGTATCGCCATTATAATCCACAGATTCTTTCGTCACCACAAACCCGAAACTACAACCGCTGATGTCCCCTCGTTTGATAAGAGTGTAAGTGTCCTTACCTAGTTGAGTATCTGGCATGTCTACAGAGAAGTTTACGCCGTGTTCGTCTTCTGAAATACTAAGCGTGTTAGACGTTGTGCGACCTAAAATCAAGTTCGGGTCGTGATTTACAAGGAAGCGAATATCTTGTTTTTCTTTCAGTGCTCGTGTAAATGCGCCTGGGGCTACCTTCTCACGAAAGTATCCAAGGTCAACTGTCTGGTTATAGACAACAGCCCGCCCTTCTATCTTTCGCGGGTCAGACTTAGATGTTCTCAATTCTGCGTCCATTGTTCGGTATTCTCTGTTAGACATTCGTTTCTCCAATACACAGCGAGCATTTATCACTCACTAGATTTCTTTTTACATGTTCAGTCTTGGACCGGATGTATGTGATTGCTCTGCGAAGTTCAATAGCTGATGTCTCTGGCTTCCATTGAGCGGCGCGTATTGCCATTCCTGAAATGTAGTCCTGTATTGCTACGGATAGTTGCTCTGAAACTGGGTTTATTGTCGGGTCTGTGGCGTTCGCATCGAAGGCAAATGACGCTGCAATAGTGCTCAAAATAGGTCCGAAAGTACGCTGAAAATCATGTTCATTGGGTTTATTACGCGCCTGAATACGATTAAAAGCATCGTTAAAGGCATACCCAAAGGTACGGAAATAATGGAGTATCTCTTGGTCAATCGAGTTCTTTTCTATCACCGAGTTGTTATCTTTGGGTGCTTCTGGCTTGGCTTCCGGCTCTGATTCGGTATCCGTACCAGGCATAGCAGCGGGAGGATTCGCTATACTCTCGGGTGTGATAGCTATCATGTTCACTGGCTGCCAAAGCTTATCTGCCGGATTGTCCGAAGTGAGTTGCTTGTCTTCGTATGGGTTGTATCCGAGAGTCTTGCGTCCTTCCTGTGCCGTGATAAGACCGGCATACCGAGCCATTTGTAATCCTTGTATCTTGGTTTTGAAGTCGGGCTGTTCAAGTTCCGTAGTGTCGAACTTGCAATGAAAGCGATTGGCATTCCGCCCTATCGTTGGAAACGCCTTCATGTTGATAGCCATTTCCCAGCGTTTCAGCCAGGGGCGTAAAGTAAAAGTCAAGAACTCCAAAGCCTTCTGCTCTATGTTCGCCTTGGTGTCTTCTACTCCACCGCACATATGCGGAGGGACACCGAAGATACTTGATATCTGGTCCCGGTTCATTCCCCGCAATTCGATTAGCTGGCTATCTTCTGGATTAACGCCAGTGCTTTCCCATTTCCAGCCCGCTTCCAAGACAGCGGGAGTATGAGCATTGCCGCGTCCGTGAGCCTGCATCCAAGAGTTCAATGCCGATAGTTTCTGTGTGGGCTTCATGTTCGCGCTTGGTGACGAGAGATAACCCGTAGGTGTCGCTTGGTTCTTGAAGAAGTTCGCACTGTAACTCTGTGCCGAGATTTCAACACCGAGTATTTCACGAGCGTAATATTTGACAGGCGAAAGTCCTACGAGACTATCTATACCCATACCTTTGACGTGGAACATATGCTCGGCATCAATGGTCCTCTCCGCACCGCTCGGGTCATCGTGAGTTTTATAAATCAGTTGACCTTGCAGATTGCGATAAGGGAAAGTCTGAAATGGACTTCGAACATAGTAAGAATCTATTTGCCCACCAGCGGTGTAGATAATCTCCGCGTATGCGTTGCCAGTCAAAAGAATGTGAGACTGCATACATTGCCGAAGGTCTGCCGCACTGACTTCGGGATTCGGCTGGGTATGAAGTAATCGCTGCAATGGATGATTCCAACAAACTGTTTCGGAACCATCTGGCATACGTTCATAGACATTCAGCGGGAGAGTGCCAACTGCATCGGAGATAATACGGATGCAAGCAAAGTATGTACTGATTTGCATTGCCGACATTTCATTAACGATTGCGCCGCTTTCTGATGGCGGTAAGCCAAAACCGTTAAGGTAGTCTTGCGGGAAACTTACTACGCTGGAAATAAAGTCTCTCAACTCTGTTTTCAAACTCATTATTTATTTGCCTTGGTTGCGCGGATTCCCGCATAGAGCAGGAATGTTCCAGCCACGATTAGAGATAGCGGGCGGTATATCCACGAGGCACCAGCATCCATAAGGGCAGCACCTAACACGAGACTTATTAAAGTGAATCGATTCATGATTTATGTTCTTCACAGAGGAAGATAAATGTACCGTTTGTCTCAACTCCGATTGCTAAAGCTCCGCATCTTTGACATGGAGCAAAACAGTCAATACCACCTTCGCCTGTGTCCATTGCTTGTGCCATCACGCGATTCAGACCAGTGAGTAATGCGGTAGCTGGGTCTATCTTGTTCTCGGGTCTTTCTTTGTTCGGGAACAGATTGTCATTCTTGTCAGCGTGTGCGACTACGTTGCTTATTGCCCAAGTCAGAACTGGGTCACCGTCGAAGTGAAATCGTCCATCGTACACAGCGGCTTCCAACTCTTTCATCGGCTCTGACAGGTGCTTGGGCATCTGTGGAATTTCAACCATCGTGATACATTCCTCGGTAAGATGGTTTACAAGTTCCACAGCTTGATATGGATCGTGGGCGACTTCCAATACCTGATACATCTTGGCGCTGTCTTTTATCCAGTCTTCTACGCGGTTATAATCGTTGGTCGCACCTGGACTGATTTCCAATCTTCCTTCTTGCTGCCAGCCTGCGTAACTCGCATTCTTGGAATTGGTGACGTTCTCTTCATTCGTCCAGTAGGTTCCGAACACGTAATAGTGACGCTTCAATGAAACGGACTTTTCACCTGTCCGCCTATCTACCGTCTCGGTGTCCTTGTCTTCCCAGAACAGTTTCACGGCGGCGAGCAAGTCGAGTTTGGATGCCAAGTCAAGACCGATGATTGCGCTCTTGCCTCTGAAATCGTCTTCGTTGAGAGAAACATCGGCACATTTATTCCAGCGTAGCAGATCCATCCAAGCGTGATCCGCGCCCACCCAGATATTCAAATGCTTAGTCTTGAAGTTCGGGGCGGCGCTGGCTTGCGTCATTGCCTCCCGAAGTTTGGGCATCACGTCATCGGACTTTACGCTCACTGCCCAATTCGGATTTGCTTTGCGGACGGATTCTTCGGAAGCCCAATCGTCACCGTCATCAATCGTGTATATAATGCCAAACCACGTTTCCGCCTTTGCTTTCTTGCGCAGAATGTTTGACACATAGATGCGCCGGTCATAACAGATTCCAGAACGATCAGACCCAGCCGTGGTGATACACCAGAGCATCGAGTTGTCGCGCTTCCCTGTTCCTGTATCAAGTGACTGGTAGACTTCGGGAGAGGGGTGCGAATGTAATTCGTCAATGATACCGAAGTGGATGTTAAGGCTATCCAGCGTGTTGACCTTGCTCGCCAGTGGACGAAAGAAGGAAGTCGTGCTCGGTTGAAAGATGCTGTGAGACTGGACTTGTATTCCATACTTGGTCAAAAACTCGGGAGTTCTCAACGCCATCGGTTTGGCGGCGAGTTCAAAGACGTGCTTGGTCTGGTCTTTGGAAACGGCTGCTACGTAGACTTCCGCACCCGGCTCTCCGTCCATGAACGCCATGTAAAGGCCGATGGCAGCCATTAGGAGCGACTTTCCATTGCCTCGTGGTATCTCGGTGTATGCGCGGCGGAAACGGCGGAAACCAGTGCCAGAGCGAAGCCAAGAGAACACAGTCATCACGATGAAGACTTGCCAAGGTTCCAACTTGATGCGACCAGGGAAGCCCGCAATGTGAGGAAGCTTCTCTATGAACTTGCAGACTCGGATGCCCTTCTCCGGGTCATACACATAAGGAAAGTCATCTGAATCTTGTTTGACTAAATCCGATTGTTGCCGCTCACACGCAAGGCGTACCCATTTACATGCTGGGATCTTGCCAGCAATAACTTGCTCTGTGTATCGAGAGGCTATGGCTTCGAAGTCCCGCATTTAACTCACCGCTTGAATTCTGCCAAAGTCTTCTTCCCATTCATCAGTCTTGGCAGGTTTCTCAACTCGAATCTTGCTTCTGTCGGCGGGCGTCATACCGAGTTGAGACAAGCACCGCGAAAGTGTTCCGTAATCGCCAGATGTAATTTGTCCAGGGCAGCCGGATTCACAATCGGATTTGTGATTGTGGCGCATCTTCTCAACCATACGAACGACAATTTCAATCACTTGTCTGTCAGCCTTGGTAGCGACAAGCGGAGGAATTTCCGACATGATTTCTTGCCAGATGCCTTGCTGTGCTTCGGTCAAATGTTCGGGAGCATTTCCGATAACAGGATCGGCAGTAGGTTCATTATCCCTGTCTCTACGCCGCTGTGGGTCATGGATGAAAGCACCGCTAGCTTCTAATACGGCGGTTGCTTTTCGATGGGCAGACATTATGCATTTTCCTCATTACTATCGTCATCTTCATTATAGAAGATACCTTCCGGTTCCGTAGTTAGCGGGCGACCTGCTTTTGTATCAAGTACGACTCGGGCCAATTCGTCTTCAAGAACCTGCCTCTTTGTTTCCTCTGGTAAATTCAATCGGCTGATGTTCTGCCACAGGCGATTACGGATTACTTGTTTCCAGTCATTCATTTGCGGATTCCTCTTTGTGCGGAAAGGTATGTTTTCATCTGCGGATGTGGAAAAAAACCTTGCGGTCGCTTCGTGCATTATCAACAAGATAGGTTTTGACACCCCATACCAG